CGCGCCTTTCCCGATTTGGGATGACGTACGCACCTTTGACGGCAAGCCGTGGCGAGTAATTGTTGACGTTGTATCTGGCGGGTTTCCCTGCCAAGACATCAGTGCCGCAGGACACGGCGCAGGCATTTCCGGAAGTCGATCAGGACTCTGGTCTGAAATGGCGAGGATTATTGGGGAAGTACGACCACAATACGCGTTCGTGGAAAACAGCCCAATGCTCACTTCTAGAGGACTTGGAACAGTGCTTGGAGATTTGGCCGCGATGGGGTTTGATGCGCGATGGGGCGTCATATCAGCAGCAGACGTTGGTGCGCCACACCTCAGAGAACGAATCTGGATCGTGGCGCACGCCTGGAGCGCAAGACGGAATGAGGGGAACCTATGCAAGCAAGGAAACTATGGATGCCAGATTAGCCAAAGGAGGGCAACTGTCTTCGCCCAATCAAATGCGGCATCGTCATTTATGGCCAACGGTAACAGCGACAGCCAATCAACTGTCCCCATCCATGCAGAGCAGGTATGCAAATCCGATATTCCCAACGCCGACAACGAACGGCGGGGGCGGCGAGAGATCAGCGGAGAGGGCAGGAACGGGCAATCTAGATTTCATGGCGAGGACGAACAAATGGCCGACACCGAGGGCGTTCATGCACAAAGACAGCACAAAGGATCGTGGGAAACACAATCTGGGAGAAGTTGTTGGTGGAAGTCTGAACCCAACGTGGGTCGAGTGGCTAATGGGGTGGCCGCTAGAGTGGACAGACTTAAAGCCATTGGAAACGGACAAGTTCCAAGAGTGGCAGCCACAGCATTCAAACTTCTAGCAGAGGAATGTGCGACAAAGGCAGGATGCAACCCAGTGCAACGCACAAACAGTTAGTCCACGAGTGGCATAAGCGGGAGAAAAATAAATGACCAAGATAAACAGGCAGGAAGCACTAGCACAGGAAGCGCGGGAGAAGGTCAGGAAGCCGCTGACGGATGAGGGGATTTTTGAATGCTACAGGGTTGAGTTCGGCATAATGCTAACAGATTCAGGGGCGCAAAATACTATAAAAAAGTTTGCTAGATCAATTGAACGCGCACATGGGATAGGGGTGGAAGATGACAATTAAACCGCACCCGACAGACCCCAACAAGGTGGTATTTGTACGCCATAAATTAATACCAAGCTACGAGGATCAAGCGGCGCGGATCAAGGTGCTGGAGAAAGCGCTGATCAAATCGGACGAGGATTATGAAAAGCTGAAGGAGAAGGCAAGTGCGCCCACAAACGGAAAGTAGTAAAATATCAAGGCAAGTGATATTCGAAGAAGCAATTGCGTTCATTGCGTTCGTGTTCTTTTGCGCTTTCGTTATCATGCTATAGCCAATTGAAACCGAATCGGTATCATGTCGGGTGCACGGTAGGCGTGAGATTCGTTGCCGCGGGCTGGGGATACTCGGCTATGCAGCCGACCTGAGGAGCGGGGTAGCGCAGTCTGGCAGCGCGTTCGGCTCATACCCGAAAGGTCGCAGGTTCGAATCCTGCCCCCGCAACCAACCGAATCGGATATCATCGCCGGAACGAATAACGGATAGGACTACGGTCATGCCAGAAACATCCGCACAGAAGCCACGCAAACGCGTTAAGAGCGACGCAAGCCCGTCAGGTGGGGTATCACCCAAGCCCCCAGCAATGGCCGGCGTAGACATCGACGCAGTGCACGCGCCGAAGAAAACAGGCCGCCCCAGCAAATACACCCCAGAACTAGCAACAGAGATCTGTCGCAGGTTAAGTGACGGCGAACCATTACGCCAGATATGCAGGGACGGGCACATGCCGGCGTGGCGAACAGTCTACGACTGGCAATACAAGGATGATGGTGCTGGCGAGCGCGGCGTCGGTCTTTCCGCAGCCATCGCACGCGCACGAGAGGTTGGCTATGACGCGATCGCTGAAGAGGCGCTGATTATCGCGGACACTCCTGTGATGGGGCAGAAGCAGGTGATGGGCGACGACAAGACCTACACGACGGTGGAGGATATGCTGGGGCACCGCAAGCTTCAGATTGAGACGCGCCTGAAGCTGCTCGCGAAATGGAACCCGAAGAAGTATGGCGATCGAGTGCAGTTGTCCGGCGACAAGGAGAACCCGCTCCAGATTGACGCCACGGTGCAGGCGAAGACCATGTTCGACAGCCTGTTGCAGAACCTTGAGCTGCGCAAGCAGACGGAATGATGCGCTGCAACAAAGTGATCGATACAGGCCCGACAAAAACGACACTTTTACCCTGCGCTGCACTGCAACAAAGTGTCTGACGTTGCCGAGATACTGAGGGATCCTGAGACGCGCCGGCAGTTTGAGATGCTGCCGCCGAACGATGCGCTGGCATGGGCGTGGCGGGCGAACTGGATTCAGAAGGCGCACAAGCATCAGATACTACCGACCGGGGACTGGTGGTCGATCTGGCTGATGCTGGCCGGCCGCGGCGCTGGCAAGACTAGGACGGCCGCAGAGCAAACGGCGTGGTGGGCGTGGACTGAGCCTAACACCCGATGGCTGGTGGCCGCCCCGACGTCTGCTGACGTGCGTGGGACGTGCTTTGAAGGTGACTCGGGGTTGATCTCCGTGATACCGCCGCCCCTGATCCGCGAATACAACAAGGCGCTGCATGAGATCTATCTCGTGAACGGCAGCCTGCTGAAGGGCATCCCGGCGTCGGAGCCGGAGCGCTTCCGCGGGCCACAGTTCCACGGCGCATGGTTGGACGAGCTGGCCGCGTGGGACTACATCACCGAGGCGTGGGATCAGATCCAGTTTGGCGTTCGACTAGGCAGGCGCACGCGCACGATCGTGACGACCACGCCGCGGCCGAAAGACCTGATCATCGAGCTGATGGGCCGCGAGGGTGACGACGTGACGATCACGACCGCCTCAACCTACACCAACCTCGACAACCTGTCGGACAACTTCCGCAAGCAGATCCTGAGCTACGAGGGCACGACGCTCGGGCGGCAGGAGATCTACGCGGAGATCATCGACCCCGAGGAGGGCGGCATCATCAAGCGGGATATGTTCAAGCTCTGGCCGGCCGGCAAGGAGTTCCCCGCGTTCGAATACATCGTCCAGTCTTACGACTGCGCCACCTCCGAGAAGGCCGCCAACGACCCGACCGCCTGCATCACGTTCGGGGTGTTCAAGCCCTTGGACGGGCCGATGTCCGCCATGGTCATCGACTGCTGGCAGGAGCGGATGCAATACCCAGACCTGCGACCGAAGGTGATCGAGGAGTATGAGACGGTCTACGGCGAGGGCAAGGAGAAGAAGCGCGTTGACCTGATCCTCGTCGAGGACAAGTCTGCCGGCATCTCGCTGATCCAAGACCTGCAACGCGCCTACCTGCCTGTCCGCGCCTACAACCCGGGGCGGGCCGACAAGATGCAGCGCCTGAACATCGTGAGCAACATCATCGCCCGCGGCCGCGTGTGGATACCCGAGTCCAGTAACCGAAAGGGTTACGTTAGGGATTGGGCAGAAGGCATGGTGAGTCAGCTATGCAGTTACCCGAACACGACGCACGATGATTTCGTGGACGCGTGCACGCAGGCGCTGCGCTTCCTGCGGGACGCCGGCTGGCTAGAGGTGGATCCGCCGCCGCGAGATACGTGGGACGACGACGACTACGCCGACACTGGCCGGACGCGCCGCGAGAATCCATATGCCGCTTGACACGACCGCAGAGCCGCGGCACACTGCCGGCTGTTGGGCGTTGCAGCCTAAGCTAAAGCCGTCAAGCCAGACCCCGCCCCGCAAGGGGGCGCAGTTAACTTCCCTAACTGTGCTGCAACCGGGGTTTGACTTGACGGCTTTTCTTTTGAGCGACGCCCCCTCAGGGCGGGACAGCTTTATGCCGGAGACCTCGGGTGAACCCAAGACAGAGGTTGCGCTTAATCACAACTCGGCGCGTGAGCTTTCAGGCGGCATCACAGGAACAGAGCTTCAGGTTGACACGGCGACTAGCCCACGTAACGGGCGCTCTGGAAATGGAAGCCTGACCACAATGGTGCGGTGGCCTGTAGCGGCAGTCATGCTACTGGTGGCCGAATGGGGGAGTTCAACCCCATGGGTTGTGCTATTGCCTAATGGACTTGACGGCGAGACAGCGAGTATGATGCGCAAGAATCCGTTCAGGAGCGAGCATGGCTGAACCACAGGCAGAGAAAACAACCCGCGACCGGTTACGAGATCTGTTGCAAGGCGGTATGGAAAAGTCCAGCGTTCGCGTTGCGACTAACTTTGCCCCGTTAATCAACCAGCTTGGCATCTCGCCTGAGAGCACTGCGGCCCTGCTTATGGGTGGCGACAAAAGCCCGCTGCCCCTTGGTTTGGGCGTTGCCGACTTTGTTCCCTTCCTTGGCACCGCGCTCGGCACCGAGGATGCGATACAAAATCTAAAGGAGGCAAAGCAGTCTATCAAAAATGATGACTACCTCGGCGCTGGGGTAGACGTAGCGTTCGGCGCGTTGGGCTTGATCCCGGGCGCGGCCGGCACTGCCAAGTATGGACGCAAGGCGATCAAGGGAATGCGCAACATTGACGTGAGCAAGATCCCTGCTTTGATGCGGCCGCCGACGCACGCTAAGTTGCCGACACCCCCGATCGAGCAGGGCATGGCCAAAGGCGGCAGCGCCCGCAGCAAGTTGGCGGAGCTGCTCGCTGACGACGACGCTCACATGGCCGGCGGGGGTAAGGCCAAGGCGCTGGTTAAGAGCCTGCTGAAGCCCGATACGCCGGCCGTGAACCGCATTGTTGTGCCCAGTAAACTTGAGATATTGCGTAGGTTAGCTCTTAATCAGAAGGGCGCGTATGGCGCTCAACGTGTTGAGCGTGCGGCTGATGAGATCAAGAACCTGACGAAGCTGTATAGCCCGAAGGCGTTGGATTCCGCATTCCTTGGCGACAATGCCAAGGCGCTGATGACGATGAACCCCAAAGACTTTGAGCGGTATGCAATTCCACTTGAAAATACTGGTAATGATATAGATTACGACAACATAAAAAAACTGCGTAACATACGCGGCGGGTTTTCTGATGTTCCTTTTCTTGAAATCAACAAGGAGAGGCAAGGATTGCCTACTATTCCGTTCATCTATGGGCATGAGGGGCGTCACCGCAATCGCGCTATGGCTGCGTCAGGTGAGCAGGCGGGGCTTGTTAGGCTTGAGCCGAGGGCTGAGTTGAGGGAGCCATTCCCGCGCCGTTCGCAAGAGGAGTATATAGAGGCGCTGCGTCAGGAGTTGGGGATGACCGGAAACAAGGTAATTCCTGAGGCTGACTATGAGCGCAAGAAGCGGGAGGAGTATATGGAATCTTTACGTCAAAGGTCTGGTATGACTGGCGACAAAGTAATTCCTCAAGGGAACTATGAGGGCATAGACTTGCCCCCCATATACAAGCAGGGCGGTGAAGTCCACATGGCTAGGGGCGGCAGTGCTAAGGCCAAGCTGAAGAGCGCCATCGGCCGCGGTCGTGCTGGCATACGCGAGCCGCAGACAACGACCTCCATCACCAAAGAGGGCGGCGGCAACTGGCTGGCTGGTAGCGTTGAGGGGGCGATGAAGCCGCTGAAGGGTAGCCAGATGTCTCCAGAAGATATTGCCTTGGCAAATAAAATGATTGCCAACGGTAGATTGAACCCTGAGCTTGCGGCTACTCAAAAAAGGCGTATTGAAGAGTCTACAAGAAACGCCCCATTAAATCAGTTTATCGACAAGCAACTCACTCGCTACGTCAAGAACCAGATGGCGACGAAGGAAGACCCGATCAGGGCGCTGGCTGAGAAGGGGACGCTGCACGTTAACCCTGAGCAACTGAACTTTAACCCAGAGTCGTATGGTAAGTATCTCCAAGCTGGGCAGCAGGTCGTAGCGCAGTCACCTACCGCGAAGTCATGGGAAGGTGTCAGCGACCTGAATATCTCGCCGATGACTGCTCGGCAAGCAAAATCCGGAGACTCGTTTTACGATGGCGAAAACATTGTTGATAAAAATCCGTGGCTGAATAAAGTTTCTGATGAGGCCAGCGTATATAGTCCGACAGACCCGCAAGGGTTTTCCGGTGACCTCGGCTTTGATCACTTGATTGACGAACTCCGCAACGCTACCAACCCTGCGTCTGGCCTGCCGCGTGAACTGCTGATCAAGCCTGAGTCATTGAGCAAGCTGTCCGTTCCTCAAGCAGTAGAGCGTGTTGCCAAGATCAACGAGTGGCGTGCGGCGCAGAAGGCGGAAGCTGATGTTGTCCGCGCCCGTAACCCCGCAACGGTGATGCACAAGGACTATCCAGACAAGGGCTACTCGTGGCAAGAGTTGAGGTTGCCAGAAAATATGGAGTTGCCTGAAGGATACAGGGTAGTCAAATATGAGTATCCCAATAAGCCTACGTTCTTTTCTGTTACTGACCCTAAGGGAATAACCCAACACGAAGGGCAGGCATCAGAGGAAGCGGCGTTAAAGGCTTACGCAAAATCCAAAGGGCATCCAGCCCTTGAAGACGCCCTCAAGTATGAAGGCGAACAGATGGGTCACTGCGTTGGCGGATACTGCCCTGACGTTGCAAGTGGTAGCAGTCGCATCTACAGCCTGCGTGATGCTAAGGGCCAGCCGCATGTAACGGTGGAGGTGAAGCCGCCAGAAATGGTTGGCGGTATGTCGGTTGAGGACTTTTTAACAGGGCCGCAACGGATTGTCCAAATCAAAGGCAAAGGCAACGCCGCCCCCAACGCGGAATACCTGCCTTTCGTTCAAGACTTTGTGAAGTCAGGCAAGTGGAGTGATGTTGGGGATTTCTCCAACACAGGAATGGCAAAAGTAACTGACCTTAAACCAGATGTACAAGCGCGACTTAAAGAAAACTTTGGAGATCGTCAGTACGTAACGCACGACGAACTCGATTCTGTTTTACCAGAAAGTTTTTATGAAAAACTGGTGCCAAGAAGCGAGCGCGGCATGGCGGGCGCAATGATACCGCCGTATGGTGCCGCTGACGAAGGAATGAAACGTGGTGGAGAGGTTCATATGAAAAAAGGCGGCAAAGCAAAGGGCGCGATTAAATCGGGCTTGAGGAATATGTTGTCAGAGACCACTGCTCCGCCGCCCGGTGTTGAGCCGATGGTGGTGCGCACAAAGGATGAGCGCGAACTTAAAGGTGCAATGCGCCCTTCGGTTGAGCCTGTCCGCGGCCAGACCTCGAAAGAGATGCAAGCCGCGCAACGTGAGCAGTTGACGCCGCAGCAACGAGAAAAGTTAAAGGCGCTGAAGTCTCAATACCCTGACTTTGCTCAAGCGACTAAATTTATGATGCCCGGCGAAGTATCAAAGATTATTGAGAACCCGGGTGGCGTCAAAGAGATGAATGCTCTCTTGCAAGTGATACCGAATGCAAAAGAGATGGCAGCTGTTGCCAAGACTGGTGAGGCAAAGCGTGGCTGGTATCGTGCCAGCACGCAAGCGATCATGAACGTGTTCGGCGATGATGCGCCGCGGTTCTCATCGTTGCTAGCCGCACTGTCTCCGCAGAACAGCGTCGAGACCAATCTGTTGAACACGCTCAATACGTGGAAGAACTGGACTGCCGCAGGCCGGCCGACTGACGACCGGTCGATCCGTGAGGTGCTGGGCCGCTCAGTGCAGGGCACCAAGGGTGAGGAGTCCGTGCTTGAGGCGTGGGCGCAAAATGCAATACGCAGCTTGTCCGCTCAAGACCCAAGCAAAGTTGTGCTGTCAGGCGCTAAGGTTGATTCGTTCTGGCGCAATCTTGCCGACGATGTGTATCGCGTGACGAATGATGCGTGGCAGGCCAATGGCATGGGCATTCAGAAAAAGCTGTTCGGTCAGAAGCCGACTGATTTGCAGCTGCAACGCGGTGACCCCGGGTTGACGCCCGGGTATATCGGCGCAAGCGCCCGCACTCGTGAAGCTGGTCAGATGGCCAATATGTTTCCGTCGGAAGCGCAAGAGACGACATGGTCAACGTTCATGCCGTTGTATGAAATGCAGGAAAGACTCGGACTTCCTGCCCGCGAGATATTGCAGCGCGGCCTGTTGACGCCTGAGGTTATCCGCGGGACGCCTGACTTCTCAACGCTATTCAATGACCCGACGTATCGCAAGATACTCGACGAGTCCGGCTATGGTGAGCAGCTGTCCAACCTGAAGCCGCATCAATGGCCCGAGGCTAAAATTGATTTAAACCTATCCGAGCAACGCGATCTTGAGAATACCGCACGGCGACTTGAGGGGCTGCGCTCAGACAGAAACAAAGAAACGCGATCAAGAACAGTTAGTCTTCCGCCGGAGGGGAGAGCAAGTCGAGCATATCCGTTTGAGACGGCTGAATACATCCCAATGCGCGGGGCGGGCCATGCGGAAGAATTGATTGATGCGCCATTCGGTCAGCGACAAGCGTTTACTTTGAAGATGTCTGGGGCATTTACGGATTTTGCCGGCAAAGATATATTTCACGGAGCTTTAGATCTTAAACCGCTACGCGCAACCGGTGCTCTCGGATCATATCAACCGCCGGGTAAATACCCGTGGATTCAAAATCCAAAAGAAGTTCAGCCAATGTTTGCTCTTGGCCATGAGTCTCCAGTGACGGCTTCACTAGATCTACCAAAACGGACGCATGACAAAATGAGATCGGCCGCAGCGTTACGCGGAGCCATGACTGGTCAAGGCGGTCAAGCCTATAATGTTCAAATCCCAGACCCAAATGGCACAAGCTTATTTGTTCCGTTGGATAAAAAAGTTGGTAAAGATGAGATGACTTTTTCGGCCGGCTTAGTGCCTGAAAATACATTCCTCGCCGATACCGGCCGCGGTATGTCGGTAATCAATTACGGCGATAAATACGGCGGTGAAGAGGCAGAACTTATTGCCCAGCGCTTGGGCGGCACTGACTCAGTCCCAACGACATCAAGGGGCGACTACATCGATTACAGCAAAGACTGGCAACAGCCGCAGGGGTCAGGTGCCGTTGCCACAAAAATGCTTTCGCACATGGGGCCATTGTCGGTGCGTGACTTTAACGAACTCAGCAAGGCGGCTCAGGTTCCGGCCGGCGAGGTCTATGACGCTTATCGAGCGCTTGAGTCCAACAAAGGGTATGTTGTGCGCGAAGACTTGATGAATATGTTGCGCATCTTGCGTAACCAAGGAATCCCCGGCGTGGCCGCTGCTTTGGCTGCCGGGGAGGCTTTGCCGTCAGAGCCTGAGCAGGCTAAACGGACGGGGGGATTGGCTTCCCTGAAATACGGCGGGGGCCGCGCTTGAGTGCGTTCATGATTTTGTCAAGGTATCCAATGGGCGGCTTCATCCATCGCGCCCGCTTAAACTCGGCAATGACGCGCTCGCCGTTTTCTTGCGTATATCGAACCCTGATGAACTTGCCATCATTTTCCCAATATATGACCTGTGCTTTTCGCTGTCTATTCTCCATCGGTGTCTCCGTAACACGCATGATGCGTGACGGCAATTATAACATGGAATTATATTATGGCCAATGAATTTCCGATCGACCCAGAGTTCAACCGATTTATAGGCGGGCAGCCGCCTGACGCGCCCGTTGAGGAGGGCACAGAGGTTGACATGCCCATGGATGACTCAGAGCTTGAGGAGCTGCCTGACGGGTCTGTGATCGTGCACATGGACATCAAGGGGCCGAAGGAGGAGGAGGACTTTTATTCAAACCTTGCCGACGGTGACGAGATCAACCCGCTCGACCTGAGCAGCATGGCGTTGCGTTACATCCAGCTTGCGGAGAAGGACAAGGAGGCCCGCCGGCAGCGTGACAAGCAATATGAGGACGGCATCCGACGCACCGGCATGGGCAACGACGCCCCCGGTGGCGCTAACTTCAACGGCGCATCGAAGGTGGTGCACCCTGTGATGGCCGAGGCTTGTATTGATTTTGCGGCACGGGCGATCAAGGAGTTGTTCCCGCCCGATGGCCCGACCAAGACCAAGATCCTTGGCGACGTTGACGAGGAAAAAACAGCTATTGCCGAGCGCAAGAGCGAATACATGAACTGGCAGATGACCGAGCAGATCGAGGAATTCCGCGACGAGCAGGAGCAGTTGATGACTCAGTTGCCTCTTGGCGGGTCGCAATACCTCAAGCTCTGGTATGACGAGAAGAAAAAACGCCCGTGTGCGCAGTTTTTGCCGATCGACAACGTGCTGCTGCCGTTTGCCGCGGGCAGCTTTTACACCGCGCAGCGCGTGACCGAGGTTGACGACATCTCCGAATATGAATTTAAACGCCGTATATCTTCAGAAATGTATCGGGACACCGCATTTGTCCGCGCATCAATGGATCCAGAACCGACCGGCGCACAGAAAGCCAACGACAAGATTGAGGGTAAATCGCCGAACGACAACGAGGACGGTCTGCGCCGGGTTTATCACGTTTATTGCTTCCTCGAGATGGAAGATGACCCGTATACCAAAGGCGAGATGGCCCCGTATATCCTGATGATCGACGAAACCGAATCGGAAGTGGTTGGGTTATATCGAAACTGGGAAGAGGGCGACGAGACGATGGCCAAGCTGGACTGGATCGTTGAGTTCAAGTTCATCCCGTGGCGCGGCGCGTATGCGATCGGCCTGCCTCATATCATCGGCGGCCTGTCTGCGGCGCTGACGGGTGCCTTGCGTGCCCTGCTGGACTCGGCGCACATCAACAACGCGGCCACTTTGCTGAAGTTGAAGGGTGCAAAAATGTCCGGACAGTCGCAACAGGTCGAGGTAACGCAGGTTGCCGAGATTGAAGCGGCCCCGGGTGTAGACGACGTGCGCAAATTAGCCATGCCGATGCCCTTTAACCCGCCCTCTCCCGTGTTATTTGAGCTTATGGGCTGGCTTACGACCGCCGCCAAGGGGGTAGTGACCACCGCAGAGGAAAAGATCGCTGACGTCAACAGCAACACGCCTGTGGGCACGACTCAGGCACTGATTGAGCAGGGTGCGGCGGTGTTTTCGTCGATCCATGCCCGATTGCACGCGTCACAGGCCCGTGTGTTGAAGGTTCTGAGCCGAATCAACCGCTGGTATCTGGACGACATGCAGCGCGGCGAGATTGTTGCCGATTTGGACGTCAAGCGTGAGGATTTTGCGCGGACAACGGACGTTATTCCGGTATCTGACCCGCATATCTTTAGCGAAACGCAGCGTATGGCACAGACGCAGGCTGTTATGGCCATCATGGACAAGAACCCTGACCTGTTTAACCGCCGCGTGGTGATACAGCGGTTCTTGAAACAGATCAAGGTGCCGGGTGTGAACGAGTTGATGACGGACGTGCCGCCGCCGGTCAAGATTGACGCAGCAAACGAGAACGTTGCCATGGCGATCGGTCAGGCCGCGTTCGCATACCCCGAGCAAGACCACCTCGGGCACTTGCAGGTGCACCTCGACTTCATCAAAAACCCAATCTTCGGCGGTAATCCGGTAATCGCGCCGGCGTTTGTGCCAAAAGCGATCGAGCACCTGAAGCAGCACCTTGTGTTGTGGTATCTGGGGCGCATGAACGGCTACGTTGAGAAGGCTTTGGGTCAGCCCATGGACAACTACGAGCTGATGAACAATCCAAAGAACGCCGACAAGCTGTTTGCCGCGGCGTCCCAGCACGTCTTGCAGGACAGCGACATCACCCTGAAGGGCATCATGCCGGTAATCCAGCAATTGATGCAGCTGATGCAGCAGTTCAAGCCGAAGCCAGAGCTGCCGCCGGACGCGCAGGTGTTGATGCAGACCAGCATGGCCGAGACGGAACGCCGCAAGGCCCGCGACGATGCGGAGATGGGCCTGAAGGACAAAGACTTGGCGGCGCGGATCCAGATGGACATGCAAGAGCTGCAACAGAAACAGCAAAACGACATGGAAGAGATGCAGCTGCGTCTGGCCATCGCAGAAGGCGACCGAGACATGAAGGAGCGCATCGAAACGGCCCGTTTGACTCGGGACGCAGCAAAGCTAAAGCACGAGCAGGACAAGACCGTAATGGATTTATCAACCAAGCAAGGAGCGCCAAATGTCTACCAGTGAACAAGAGCAAAAGAGTATCAACGTGCCGCAGCACAAGCGCATCGCCATGGGTGAGAAGCTTGACGGCACTTCCCTGCAACCCAAAGGCCAACCGGCCCCCAAACAAGGAGCGCTGCAACAAGCCAAGAAAAAATAACTTTGTATGGCAACCATCTCTGACCTGATTGGCGGGATAAAGGCTTCACAGGGCGAAATTGCTCTTTCCTTGGCGCGTGGAAATGCGTCTTCATGGGAAGCCTATCACCGCATGATCGGTCAATACGAGGGTTTGCAACAAGCCCTCGACATTCTCGATAACTTAATGAAGGACGAAGATGAACATGAGTGAGCCGGTAGCTTCTAACGAAGCTGAGATAGCTTGGGCTTTTCCGAGCGTGGATCCCGGGGCGAAACCACTTGGCGGACGCATTTTGGTGCAACTCCGTCGAACTAAAAAAAGGGTGACAAGCGCGGGAATCATTTTGGTTGCAGAAACCAAAGAAACTGAAAAGTGGAACAACATGGTAGCTCGTGTGGTTGAGATTGGCCCGTTGGCCTTCAAGCACCGCGAAACCATGCAGTCATGGCCCGAGGGGTCGTGGTGTGCGGCTGGTGACTATATTCGTGTTCCCAAGTGGGGCGGCGATCGCTGGGAGGTTATTGTTCCCAACGAGGCCAACGACGAGGATCCGGCGTTGTTCATGATTATTAATGATCACGAGGCGATTGCAAAAGTCACCTGTGACCCGCTTGCCATGAGGGCTTTCATATGAGCGAAGAAAAAGCCAAAGAAGAGACACTTGACGTCGTTGAAGAAAATGACGGTTCAGCCACAGTTGAATTGCCGGAGGGCATGGAAGTTGAGGCCGCGGATGGTAGCGCTCAATCAAGCGACTCAGGCGCGAGTCAGGGAGATGAAGATCACCCCGACGACACCGACGCCGTTCGTGCCGCACGCCGCGCACGCCGGCGCTCGAAAAAAGACTACATCCGCAAAACCAACGAGGAAAAGGATCAGCGACTGACCCTGCTGCAACGGCAGAATCAGGAGTTGATGGATCGTCTGTCAGTTGTCGAGCGCAAAACCTACAGCTCTGATTTGGCCCGCTTGGACAAGGCCATCGAGGACGAGGAAATGCGCTATCAGTATGCGACGCAGAAAATGCGTGAGGCGACTGACAACTCGGACGGCGACGCCTTCACCCGTGCACAGGAGATGTGGTATGACAGCCGTCGCAAGGTGGAGGCGATGCGGGTTGCAAAGCAGCGCTCCTCTGAGGCAACGGCGAACCAGTCCGGGGCAGCCAACCCGCGGCTGATTAAGCTCGCTAACGGCTGGATGGAGCAAAATGACTGGTATGACCCCAACGGTCAGGACGAAGACAGCCAGATTGCCAAGGTCATTGACAACAAGCTGATGTCAGACGGCTGGAACCCAGAAACAAAAGATTATTGGGATGAGCTTGACAAACGCTTGCAAAAGCGATTACCACACCATTATACTCATGGTCAAGACGAGGCACCGTCCAGAAGGCGGCCCCGTAGTTTCGTGACCGGATCAGAGCGTGAATCGGTTGGTGGCAGAACAGGAGGCAGCACTTTCGTTCTAGATCCCGAGCAGGTGCGGGCAATGAAAGATGCTGGCTACTGGGATGACCCAGTCAAACGCGCAAAAATGATCAAGCGCTACGCGCAAAACTCACGAAACGACAGGAGCTAAACATTATGGATAATCGCCTCAAGAAGAATCTTATCGCTGGTGGCCGTGAAAACAGATCTTCACAAGATCATGAGCGTGCCGCCCCCGAAGAGAAGTTCATGTCAGCGCAGGAACGTCGAAAGATGTGGAGCGATGAGTGGACACAAAGTGCGCTGCCAAAAATGCCTGAGCTTGCGGGATGGCACCTTTGTTGGCTCTCAACAACTAACGGTTACGACAGCATTGATAAGCGATACCGACTCGGATACGTTCCCGTGCAAGCGGATGAGTTCCCCGGGTTTGACAATTTTCGCGTAAAGGCTGGAGAACACGTTGGGCACATTGCGTGTAACGAGATGATTCTGTGCAAAATTCCTATGGAAATGTATCAGGACATCATGCTGCAAATGCACCACGAACAGCCTCAGGAGGAGGCGGACAAAGTCCGTATCCAAGCTGAGAATCTTCAGGGTGCGCGTGATAGCTCAGGCAAGTCGCTGGGCCGTGTTGAGGGTGAAGGTTTTGGCAATTTAGACCAAGAAGTGAAAGCGCCCGTATTTTACGGGTAACTTCAATGAATAAGGAGCAAGACAATGTCTGCAACTTCCGCTCCGTTCGGTCTGCGTCCTGCGTTCCATCCCTCCGGTTTGGATCGCGCACAGGCGCTGGCTAACGGAATACAAGCTGTATCGACTTCAGGGAATGTGTCGGCTGGCTATGCCAGTAACATCCTCAAGGGGCAACCGGTTAAATACCACACCGGTGGCTATATCGTGGTTGCTGCTGCTGGTGATACGTTTGCCGGTGCCTTTGCGGGCGTCGAGTGGACTGACGCAACTGGTCGTCGTCGCGTGTCGAACTTCTGGCCCGCAAACGAGTCGTTTCAAGTGGGTTCGGTCGTCGCTTATTTCTACAATGATCAAAATATCATTTATGAAATTCAGGCGGACGGTTCGCTTGCGCAGACTGCGGTTGGCGATATGGCTGACCTTTCCAACACGACGAATGGTTCAACGACCACCGGTCTGTCGCAGTGCACGTTGTCCACCACCTTAGCTGGTGCCGCAGCGTCCGCACAAATGCAGATCATGGACATTGCACCGTATCCTGATAACGCGTGGGGTGATGCTTACACAATCGTTCGTGTTCGTATCAACGAGTCCCAGATTAACGCGTCCGTCAACGCAATTTAAGGAGAATAGGACATGGCCGCCCCGATGAGAAGTACTGACTTTCGGAGCATTGTTGAGCCTATTCTCAACGAATGCTTTGACGGTGTATACGATCAACGCACTGACGAATGGTCGCGTGTTTTTCGTGAAACAGCTGGTATCCCCCGTAACTACCATGAAGAGCCGGTTCTTTACGGCTTTGGTGCAGCTCCGCAGTTGCCTGACGGCACTCCGGTTACGTACCAACAGGGTGGTGTGCTGTTCCTCAAGCGTTACGTTTACAAGGTCTACGGTCTGGCGTTCGCGCTGACCAAAGTTCTTGTTGAGGACGGTGACCATATCCGCATCGGTCAGGTGTATGCAAGGCACCTCGCCCAGTCACTGATTGAGACGAAAGAGACGCTGTCAGCCAATGTGCTGAACGTTGCGTTCAATTCGGCTTACCCCGGTGGCGACGGCGTGGCGTTGAGCAGCACCTCGCACCCGATCGTTAACGGCACCTTCAGCAACTTGCTGGCGACTGCCGCTAACCTTTCGCAAACTTCGCTGGAACAGATGCTTATCCAGATCCGTCAAGCGGTTGACAACAACGGCAAGAAGATTCGTCTTGTGCCGCGTCAGCTGGTTGTCGCTCCGGGCAACGTCTTTCAGTCAGAAGTTCTGCTGAAGAGCGTCCTGCGTTCAGGCAATGCCAACAACGACATCAATCCGATCCGTTCGATCGGCTTGCTGGACGAAGGCGCTGCCGTTCTGTCGCGTCTCACTAACGCCTCGGCGTGGTGGGTGCAGACTGATGCACCGGAAGGCATGAAGCTGTTGATGCGCCGTAAGCTTGAAAAGACCATGGAAGGTGATTTTGAAACCGACTCCATGCGCTACAAGGCGACCGAGCGTTACGACGTTGGCTTCACTGACCCGCGTACGATGTACGGTACTGCTGGCGTTTAAGCAATAAGGCTATGCGGGGGTGCCTTAAATCCCCCGCACTCCATCTGGCTAAACTTTTCAAGGAGCAAGCCAAATGCCTCAATTTTTAGATGATATATTTCTAGGGGCGGCCGTTGCTTATCAAGGCACGGACGCTTACCCCAATACCACCACTTTTACGGGTTCGATCTCTACAACCACGTTAACTGTTACGGCAATGCTCTCGGGCGATCCCATTATCGTCGGTATGTTCATTGACAGCGCAACCTCGTTGACCAATGGAACCTACATTACTGAATTTGTCACTGGCACTGGTGGCACTGGCACTTATACCGTAAGCGCCTCGCAGACTGTTGCAAGTGCAACTATCATCGGCTCTGGCAATGCGTTGCTGCAAAACCCTTCCCCGATGGACGTTGGTGTTGGCCCACTGGGCCGCCTATACATCTGGGACGTCGTGCCGCAAGCCAAGTTAACAACCAACATTGTTGCCGCGGTGATTACTACCGCTACGACTTTGACGCTTGCTGCCGGGGCTGGGGTTAAATCGGCAACCATTACGGGCGGTGCAACTGGGCTGCAACTGGATTGCCCGAGGGCCGTAGCTACCACTACAGGTGCAGGCTCACCGACAACGGTAAACATTACCGTCTCAGGCTACGACTACTACGGTCAGGCTATGAGCGAAGTAATTGCTACCGGCGCGGTGGCCTCAACCACCGTAAATGGTAAAAAAGCTTTTTATCAAATCTCCAGTGTTGTTGCTTCGGGAGCCAGCGTAGTGACCGTGGCCGTCGGCACAACCGACATTCTTGGTCTGCCACTTCGGGTGATTGATAAGGCATACATTACTCGCGCAGGCTGGAATGACACCTTGGCTGAAGATGCCGGAACCATGGTAACTGCCGCTACTTTGGCGGCTACCACGACTACCGGTGATGTGCGGGGCACTTACGTTCCATCGTCCGCAACCAACGGTATTCTTCGTCTGGTAATGGGTATATCCCTTCCCGCAATTGCGGCAGGCCCGAATGCAACTCGTGTTGGCGCGTTCGGCGTCACGCAAGCCTAAGGAGAACGACATGGGTCAATTTAAACCAATGGTCAAAATGATGACCACCGAGCCTTCGGTTATTTTAAAGCTCAAAAAAGGTGGTCACGTTTCGATGAAGAACGGCAAGGGCGACCACGGCCATAAGAAAATGGCCGATGGTGGTATGCCAATGATGCCAATGATGCCGGCGCGTGGTGACGCTGCCCCTGCTGCCGCTCCTAAGCGCCCGTCATTGATGGCTCGTCGCCGCGCCATGCGTGGCCTTCCTGCTGGTGCCGGCCCTGCCGCTCCGGTTGGTCAGGCCGCACGCATGATGTCTGGTGCCGCCCCGGCAATGCCGCCGCAAGCTATGCCGCCACAAGGTATGCCCACCATGAAAAAGGGTGGCGACACGATGCAAGACAAGGCCATGATCAAGAAGGCCATGAAGCAGCACGATGCCCAAGAACACAAAGGGGGCAAGGGAACCAAGTTGTCGTTGAAGCATGGCGGCAAAATGGCAACTGGCGGCGTTGTAAACGGTCAGGGCGGTTTTGCAACTGGTGGCGTCGTTAACGGTCAGGGTGGGTTCAAGACCGGTGGCGTGGCCAATGCAAACGGCGGTGGCTACCGCAAAGGCGGCAAGATCAAAGGCATGATGGGCGGCGGCATGATGGGCCAAGGCATGATGGATAATGGCATGTATAAAAAAGGTGGTGTCCCAAAAAAAGCCTACGCGGCGGGGGGAACTGTTAATTCAGGTCGCCCCGTCGCGATGCCGCAAGGCAGCAAAAAACCATCACCTCCGGTGAGCACCAATCGGGTGTCAGGCACGTTCAAGCGTGGAGGAAAGGTTGGAGACAAACGCATGAACAGCGGCGGGCCTGCTGTTGATGCTCAGACTGCTCGTGAGACCAAGGGTTATGAGGATCATTACAAGCGCGAAACCGCAGAGAACCGCGCTATGCGTGACATGATGAACCCCATGAACTTGGTGCGCGGCGCAGTGAAAAAGCTGCGTGGCTTGGGCGGCGTAACAACGACCGAGCGCGAAGTGAGCCGGACTGTTTCTCCGCCTGAAAAGAAAAGCGGCGGAAGAATCAAGTGTTGAAATAAGCGGGGGCTTCGGCCCCTGTTTTTTAGGAGAGAATTATGGCTGATTCAGTGACAAGCCAGACGCTCATAGATGGTGAGCGCACGGTCATTATGAAATTTACAAACATCAGTGATGGTACTGGTGAATCTGCGGCTTTGAAGGTAGATGTTTCTGCGTTGACGTCAAGCGCATCAGGCGCTGCGTGTGACAGGGTCACGGTTACCAAAATCTACATTGCCAGTCATGGCATGGAAGTCAGAATGTTTTGGGACGCCTCAACAGATG